ACGTCGATATCGAATACCAACTGGCCGCCGGCGATTTGCGCGGACGGATTCTCCGCCGGGTTGAAGCTGGCCGCGCCCGCGACCAACGCTCCACGCTGGATCAGCGATCTGATGAACGCGTTCGCGCTGGCGAGGATCGCATCGATCAGCGCATTCGAAATCGGCTGATCGATGAATTGCAGCATCGCCAGTTCCACCGATTCCTCGATTACGTCCATAGTGCGGCGCACCGAAATAAAATTGTCCGGCGTGGTTGCGGTCGGGTACGCCGAGCTCCGGTTTCCCCACACCCGAAGGCCCGTGCCGAATGCGTTGAACACGGTCACGATTCCCGCCGCATTCAGATTGTTCACGTCGGATGACGCGTCGAGGATCGACGCATACAGTTGAACGTCAGGCCCAAGCATTCCATCGACTTCCGTGTTGGACGGCGACCACCAGTAACCCTGCGCCAGGTCCTTGGCCGCCATCGCTCCAGCCACCCACTGCGAGTATGGCGCGACCGCGTTCGCGTTGAATTGCGACGTCACCGGTATTCCCGATGCGTTCAGCGTTACTCCGGTCGGCACGATTCCCGTGTCGAAAAACGTCTCTTGCGGATAACAGAGAATCGTTCGGGTGCTCGAGGCTGCGAAGGCGTTGCCCACGGTTCCGCGATTGGTTATCGCAACCGTCGGAGAAGTCGCGGGCGGCGAATCGACCAGCGCTACCGCGCGAACTTTGCTAGCCATCGCATCGAGCGCGACTGCAACCGTGGTGTCCTGCGAATATCCCGGCGCTATCAGTATCTTGGGAAAGAATCCCAGCGTCCCGTAGGTGGTCTGTAATACCTGGGCCCCGGTGTACACCCCGCTGGTGATAGCCCCAATCACGTCAGCGTCTACCACCTTCGACGGATCCGCATACCTGAACGCGATCAACACGCTTGCGCCGGCGGTAATGTGGCCGCCCGATCCGGTTGGGATCAGGGTAATGGCACCATTCACCGCGTCGAGCGTATAGTCAGTCCCTGCGACGTACGTAGTACCCGCTGGATTACTAGTGACTACCACATTCGAGACACCCATATGCCCCAGGTTGATTGAGTTCTGGGTATTGAAGCTGAACGCGGTCGCGGCTATCGCCGTGTAGTGCCTGGTTGGATCGAATACGTTGACGACTATCGCCTGTCCCGCAGATTGCGCCTGGATCGCTGCGAGCGCATACGGAATCGTGTATCCGCGAACCAGCGGCCCGAACATTGCCGCGTCGAGCGCCGACGATACCAGCGTCGGCGCATTCAGCCCCGCCGCAACCAGCGGCGACGCCACCGCCCAGGTCGGCGCGGTTCCCACTAGTCCGATCACCGCCGATTTGACGACCGTGACCGGAACCGGCCCATTAGGTACTTCGATTACTTCAACTCCGTGCAGGAAACTGGCTGGCATGTATCACCTATACTCAGTTGGATCGAGTTACTATTGTTGATTAGTTAGTCGGCTCACTCTGGCCCGCGGTCGCGACAGCCTCTTCGGCGTATGAGTACGCGATCTGCACCGTTTCGCCTGCGGTTATCGCACCGCCGGGAATCGCAATGACTATTCCGTTCGCGCGATCGATCGAAAAATCCGTGCCCTGGATCAACGCCGCGCCGCCGACACTTGTAACGCTCACCGCAAACACGTTGCCCTGGGGAAGTTGAACATGCCCGTTCGAATTGAACGTGTACGCCGACGCGCCGACCGTGACAGTAGTCTGCCCGCTCTCTTCCAATGCGTTGCCTTTGATGAAGAGTGGGAAATTCTCGGTCGGCGACCTTTCGACTGCTACGGTGCTGAGCGCAAAGGTCGAAGAGTAGGTCCAGACGCCGCCTTGCTTGTCGCGTTTTATGAATTTTTCACGGACCGGGTACATCTTGCGGCAGCCGGGAACTTGATAGCCGGTCAGCGCCGCGCGGATTCCCTCGATAATCGCGTACGCGCCCGGACTCGGCCCCGCCGCGTCTCCTCCGACCGCCCATCCGAGGTCGCGCATCATCACCGACACCTCGAACTCGAGTTTGCGTTCCTGGATTGTCGCCGCGGTGTCGAGCAGCTCGCCGTATTCCGCGCCTTTGTACATCACGAGCGCCGCGCCCACTCGATGCGTCATGCGCCAGGTCTCGGGGCGATCGGGGTAGTGTGTGATTTCGATCGAGCTGATTTGCGAGCGCAGCTGAGTCACGATCGCGTCTTCGATCGTCGCGATGTCGATCGCGGTCGGCGGCGCGAACACCACACCGTTCCACGGCGCGTCGAGCATCACGCCCATCTCAGTAGCCCCTCAGTTTGTTGCGAGTGAAAACGCGATCCGGTCCTTGCACATTCTTTTCCATTCCCGCGATCGGAGGTTCCTGGCCGTCGGCCGACAGTCCGAGCGTGAGCTCGCCGGCTGCTACCTTCACCAGCATCGCGACCGCATCTTCATAACGCTTGCGCGCATCTTCCAGGTCGTGGAGGGGGCGCAGCGACTGCATGCGGTACATCGCGATGTCGGTGGTGAGACGGTTGAGGACTGCCGGCGGATCTGTCAGCGGCAGGGTGAAGCGTCCTTCGATGTATCCGTCAATTTCGGCGGACGCATCGGCCAGCGCCTGCGTGATCGGCGTCGTATTTACCGTCGTCGCGGTGGGATCTTCATTAGTCAGTTGAACCAGGTCGCGATTCGGGTAGCGATTGATCATGTCCTGGGCGGTGGCGTAGCTCACAGTAGTGACCTCAATCTTTCAGGTCTCTCCGCGGGCGCTGAACATCTGACTTGCGCCCGCGGAGAGTGGCCTTGCACTCCGGCGGCGCGGGCAGGAGGGGGACCCGCGGTACGCCGGCTCAGGTAAACTGCTTTCATCACTTCACTTCGTCCCTATGCGAGGAACTCGCTGACAATCAGGTCCGCGCTATTGCGCCAGATGTTCGAGGTCGCGACATTTGCGCTTGCGCCGGCGCCGGCCATGAATTCGGAGTTCAGCAGTTGGCGCGCGACTTCTTCGAGCGTCGGCGGGACCAGCAGGTACACGCCGCTGCGGCTCGACAGTGCGCCAAACGGCTGTCCCGCATCGGTTTTGAACGCTCGCATCGCGGCCCGTGCGGCGCCGTAGTTGGTCGGATTGCTGAGATCGGTGTTGCTGGCGTAGGCCAATTGCCACAGTCCGACGCCGGTGTTGGCGCGGCCGTCCACGCCGTAGCGGAACTCGCGCCGGTTGAAGACCGCTTCGTCGGCGACATTAGTCATTCGGGTGACTGCGTATTCGCGGCGCAGCTGAAAGATGAACGGGCGAATCACGCGGGACGCATCGATCAGGTACCAGTACGCGCCGGTCCCGCTCGAGTTGATATTCGACGCCGCGGTATCGGCCTGGCCCAGCAACCCGACCGGATGAGTCGCCGAAAAGAACGGCTGCCCGTCGAAGCCGACGACGTCGGTGGGATTGACTACTGCGTCTTTGATCATCGCGAACAGCAGCATGTCGGGATGCACCTTGGTGTCCCATCCGAGCTGCTCGATGATCGGCTCGTAGGCGCCGTAGGTATCGTCTTCGATATCATTTCGGTCAATAGCCACTGTGTCTTCGAAGTTCCGATTGACTATTGTGTATTCATGCGTTTCGAGCGCCTGGATTACTCTGTCGCCCAGCCATTCGCGGAACCTGGTAGTGCGGCCGAGCCACGGATAGGTAGTCTGGCGCGAGGCCGAACGCACGACGCTGGTGATCTGTTCGTAGTACGACGGCGGCTTCTCGAATCCGCGCTGGAAGACGACGTCGAAGCCGGTGAACAATGCGGTCAGATTCGCTGCACTGATTTCCATCTAATTCTTCCTCGTTATTTGGCTTAGCGTCATATTCACGCGGCGCCGGTTGCCTGATGCCAGAAATCGACCCACACCTGGCCGCTCGGATCGATTGCGACGACGGTTCCGGCCGCCGCGTATTGCTGTACCCCGCCGCCTGAGCGATCGGCCGCCGTGACGGTGTTGTCGTCGAGCGCGAAGCACACCAGCCCGACCTGCGCGGCGCCGACCGAGCCATCGGTCGCGTAGAGGAACACGCCCTTGCGCGCCGTGATCGAAATCGCGCCGGCAGTACCCGGATTGTTGATCGCGTTCTGCCCGGGGATTCCGGCTTTCACATATTCCGCTCGTCCAATCACCTTGAGCGCGTTGGCGACGGTCGTCGTCGCCGAGGCGGGCACTGCGTTGCCGGCCGCGTTCAGCGCGACGATGCCGCCGAGGTAAATGTTGGTGTTCGCCTCGACCGGGTAAACGCGCATCCTGCCGCCATCGGCCATCTCGGGCGTGTTTCGCGAATTGGTTAGAGCCGCCATCTTTTCACCCTTGTTGAGGCGCGCCCGCAGCCTTCAGAGCCGCGCGCGGCGCGAGTTAATCCTGGTTGTTGCGAAGGTCCGCGTTGCGGGCCGCTGCGTTTCGGAGATCTGCGTCGGCGCGTTCGAGGCTCAGGAAGTCCGCGCGTCCGCGTTTGCGGCGCACGAACTCCGAATGCTTGAGGCCGAGCTGCGCGCAGATTGCGAGTTCGGCCGCGTTGAGCCCGCCGCCCCGGCGATCGGCGGGAGGCTCGCCACCCAGGCCCAGGTTTTCGCCGAGGATCGACGGCTGCTTGGCCGCGAACGCCTGGAAGCCGCGCGCGTCGGCGGCGCAGTACGCAATCGCCCATTCGACGCTGGGCCGGGACGATCTTGCCCGCGCGAATCGCATCCTCGACCGTATGCGCGGCGCGCTCGCGCGTGCGATCGGCCTTGAGCGCGTTGAGCTCGGTGAGCGCGCGCTCGAACTCCGCGATCGCCACGTAATGCGCGGGGTCGTGTGCATGCGTGCTAGTCGATTGTGACGACGCCGCATCGCCGGCCGCGCGCAGCTCGCGCACTTTTGCGACGACGTCCGCGCCGGTAGCGCCGTCATCGAGGTTAAGCAACTCGCGCAATTCCTGAATTGGAAATTCCATACGTTGGTCCTTC